ATCAATTGCCGAACGTGCTTGCACGCCGAGGCGCGCGATGAAGGCGTTTGGCATTGCGTGCGGCATGCGATCGACTTGTCACGCGAGGATCAAAACCGGGGATGCGGCTCGCATTTATTTTTGCCCGACCTTGTTCCCGGCGAGCAAATCGACGCTAATCAAGCGGGCGAATGGGTCGACTATATTTTACGCGACGACGGCAAACGTTGGCGCGATCAAGCAGGGGACAGGGCATGAAATTGGGACAGGAATTCGCCGACTTTGTGCGAGGCATGACGCGGCTAGACGCGCATCGCTTGCGCGATCTGATGGGCGAGGATGATTTGCAGAAATTCGCCGACCTATTGGGCGTCGATATCGAGACGGGCGAGGAACGCGAAATTCGCACGGACTATGAAGCGATCGCCGACGCATCAATGCAGCGTTGTCGCGAACTCGAAGTCGAAAACAAAAAGCTTCGCGAACAATTGGCCGCGCCTACTGGCGCGAAGGCGAGGGCCGCAGAATGAAGCTCAGGGATTATCAGCGATCGGCGGTCGATGCGATCTTCGGATATTGGGACACGGGCGGCGACGCCGCAGGCAACCCGCTCGTCAACATGGCGACGGGATTGGGCAAGTCGGCGACGGTCGGCAAGGTCGCGGAAGAGCTTTGCAATTGGAGCCCGGATATTCGGGTTCTTATGCTGGTTCACGTTCGCGAGTTGGTTTCGCAAAACTTCGAAACGCTTTTGCGTATCTGGCCCGACGCGCCTGTCGGCATCTACAGCGCGGGCCTGAACAAGCGCCAGCTTGGACGGCGCATCACTTACGCGGGCATTCAATCGATCTACAAAAAAGGCGACGCGCTAGGGCCGATTGACGTCGTGCTAGTTGATGAAGCGCATCTAATTCCAAGCGGCGACGAAGGAATGTATCGAACGCTCTTCGCGTCGCTGAAACAGTATCGCCCCGATCTTCGCGTCGTCGGTTTCACGGCGACGCCATTCCGCACCGGGTCGGGCCGACTGGATCAAGGGCCGGGCAGGCTTTTCGACGAAATCGTTTACAGCTACGGCGTCGGCGACGGCGTGCGCGATGGATGGCTAGCGCCGCTGTCAGGCTACAAAGGCGCGGTCGAATTCGACGTGAGCGGCATCGATCGCAGGGGCGGCGATTTTGTGCAGGCTCAACTAGATGAAAGCTTCAATGCGCAAGAGCATGTCTTGCAGCAGGCTTGCGACGAAATCGTCGTCGCCGGGGCCGATCGCCGGTCATGGCTTTTGTTCGGATCGGGCGTCAAGCACGCGCTGCGGATCGCCGAATGCCTTCGCGAGCGTGGCATTAAAAACGTCGAAACGGTTACGGGCGAGACGCCGACCGAAGAGCGCGACAAGCTTATCGCGGCTTGCAAGCGCGGCGACATTCATTTGACGAATGCAAACGTTTTGACGACGGGCTTCGACGCGCCGGGCATCGATATGATTTGTCTTCTGCGGTCGACCCTTTCAACGGTCCTGTATGTGCAAATGATGGGCCGGGGAACGCGCGTGGATGGGGTCGACTTAAACGCGCTACCTGATGCGGCGGCGAGGCGCGCGGCTATTGCAGCCTCACGCAAAGCCGATTGCCGCATATTGGATTACGGCGGCAACATCCGGCGACACGGGCCGGTCGACGCGATCTGGATCAAGCCGAAGGCCGACAGGCTCACCGAAGACGATGAAGAAACGAAAGTAACCGTCGCCACGGTCAAGGCGCGCGAATGCCTTTCGTGCGGTCAATTGATCGTCGCGCAATCGATCGTCTGTCCTGTCTGCGGATACGAAGACCCGGCAATGGTCAAAGCCAAGCACGACGCCGAAGCCGAAAAGAGCATCGACCCGATGGCGTCGACGGCAAAGAAAATCGAGCCGCAGCGGGCCAACGTGATGGCGTGGTCTTTCAAGGCGCATACCAAATACGGGGCCGACCCGAAGACGACGCCGCCGACGCTAAGGGTCGACTTCATGGCGGGGCTGTCGAAGGTTTCGGAATACCTCGCCTTCGAGCATGAGGGGGCGGGGCGGTCGCGCGCGGTCAAATGGTGGAACACTCACGGCGGCGACACGCCTGCGCCAGCGAACGTTGCTGACGCACTGGCGCGGATCGGCGAGCTAAGGAAGCCGATCGAAATCGTCGTCGATCGCGATGCGAACAATTATCTTCGGATCATCGATCGCGCCTTCGTCGAAACGGGCGAGCCGGTCGCGGTCGGACTGCCGGAAGAAAAGAAGGGGCGATCGAAGACGAAGCCGCCTTCGACGGGCGTCGACATGAAAGCATTTCGAAGCGAAGTCGAACGGCATCTAAACGACGCATTGCCTCGCGAACATTTCCGCGCCGAATTCCACGACGACATTCCTTTTTGATCGGGGCGCACAATGATTTATTTCGAGGCGGGCGATGAAAGCCGGGCCGTTCAAGCGATGCGCGTTCCCGAACTCTTCGACGTTCACGGGCGAACGTCTTTAAGCTTTTGGCTTCAATCGATCATCGGTCGGCGAGAATTTATCTGGACCGGGGCCGATATTGTTTTCGCGACGACGCGATGGAAGCCGGGCGACTGGATCGTCGCCGAAGTCGACGTGAATACTGGCAACACGATTTTTATGGCCGTGAGGAATGCCGTCTTCTCTCGAAAATTCACGCGGGCCGATTGCTGATGGTTTCGCCCGTTCCAAAACACCTTAGATCGGAAAAAGAAATCGCGAAAATTCGCGGATCGCTTCGCGACCATGTCGCGGACATAACCCTAAATCCGGGGCTCGCATCCAAGGTCGAAGGCGGCGGAAGTCATCGGGCGAAATATGCGCCCGGCTTGGCGACCGAGCTTTTGAAGCTAGCGCGGTCAAAGTCTGTCGGCGATCCGATGGCGGGAACGGGAACGCTTTCCCGCGAAACCGAATTCGCTATGGCGCTTAACGACATTGACGTCGGCATGAAAAAATTTCTCGACCCGTTGAGGGCGTCTGGATGCCTCGTCACTTACAAGCCCGCGCATAAAATCGCATGGGAACGGGACGTCATGATTTTTTCACCGCCATACTATCCGCGAACCGACAGGCGATTGCCAAACGCTCACGACGACGCGAAGCGCGGTCGTGTCGTCGGGTTTCGCGACAGCTATAATTGCGAGAACGACGAATTCATCGGCAACCCCGGAGGCGTTGACGCGATCCTGACTTATCGCGAGCAAATGGAGCGCGTTTATTCGCACCTAGCAAATCGATCCGAAAAAATGATCGTCGTTACTAAAAACTGGATGCGCCTTGGCGTTGAGTTGAGGCTTGATCTGGACACGATCTTGATCGCGCGCGACGCGGGCTGGCGTTGCGTCTCGCGTCACGGCTTTCGGGTAAAGCCGTCCCTATGGGCTCGATACAATGCGGAGCGCGGCGAGAAGATGGGGCGCGTCGGAATGATCGATATTGAAGACGTGCTAGTTTTCAAGCGGGGGCGATAATGGCAAAGCGGCGGAAGAAACGGACAGGACCGAAACGCAAGCGCGCTTAGGCTTGTGGATATCTCCCGCGCCGGATGGACAGGGGAAGCCCGGCGCGGTCTTGTCGTCGCCCAACAAAGGAAGCTCACATGTCGAAACGTGTCGCATCAATCGAGGCTTACAACGCCTTGCCCGAAGTCGCGCAAATGGCGCTCCCGTTCGCGGCGGGCAATGTTCCGGCGAGCGCATGGCCTGAACCAGTCCTGTCGGCTGGCGTATCGTGGGGCCTTGCGATCACAAACGGCGACATGGTCGCGCTCACAAAATACGGCTCTGAAATTCTCGACCTAGTCATATCGCATAAAGATCAACTCGCCGAGGAAATGGAAGCCCATTGCCGAATGGCGGGCGGCGTCGCGGGCGGGACGTATCTGGACAAGATCGACGTGTCCGATCTTTCGAAGTTGACCGGCGATCAATGGGACGAATTTCTTAAGCGCGTCTGCGGCGCGTATCTGTCGGCTCGCATCACGGCGACGGTTCAGAAATGAGCACGCCGAAAACCTCGCCGCTTGCGCTGGCGATCCCTGATTTTCTTTCGCTTGGCTATCGCGTAGTTCCGATCATGCCGCGCCAGAAACGCCCCGGCGAATACGTCGGCGGTCGCTGGAAGGCGATGGACACTTGGCAGCGATACCGCATGCAGTCGCCGACGCCTTTCGAGCTTGGCAACTGGAACCGCTGGCCTGACGCGAACATTGGCATCGTGCTGGGCTCGCCGACTGGCAACGGAACGGTTTTGATCGCGATCGATCTGGACATGCGCGACCCGGCGCAAGTCGCGCGCGCGGTCGCCGCTCTTCCAAAAACACCGATGAGCAAAACCGGCGCGAAGGGCGAGACGCTTTTCTTCCGCGCATCGCCCGACGTGAAGACGCGCGCCTTCGATCGCATCTTCGACGAACTCGACGACAAGGGGCGGCGCAAGCGCGAACGCCTCGCCGACTTTTTGACGGGCAATCAAACGCGCCAGACGGTCGCCCCGCCTTCCGCACATCCTGACGGCTTCGAATACCGATGGTTACGCGGGCCGGTTCCTGCGCATGAGTTGCCGCTGTTCGACGACGCGGCGATGAAAGCATTCGAAGGCGTGATGACGTCGCTGGGCTGGTCAAGCGATCCGCAGTCAAGCGCACCGGCTGGCGTCG